AGCGATGAATTTTTCAATATACTTAAAAGAATTAGTATAGAATTTAAGAACAAAGAAGATGAATAAACTCTATAGATGGTGGGATAGATTTAAAAGAAACAGACGAGCTGATAAAAGAAAGAAGAACAACCAATGCTGTATATGTGGTAAAGACTTAGCTGGGAAATGTTATTTATTAAGAGGACATTTAAACGGAAGATTAGTAGGAAGATGTTGTTATGTAAAACCCATAAAAGAGATAATAGAATTTGGAGAGATCAAAACCACAGGTGAATAAAACTCTGCCATCCTGTGCTTCTGATATAAGGTCGAAAGGAAGCTCATTAACAAATCAATAATCAATCACAAATTATGGATACTATCGAAAATAGTGAACCCGTAGGGGGCGAAGACGTTACTTCCTCTCAGGATACTTCTCAAGAAAACGATACCCAACCTGTCGAAGAAACAACAGACGCTACTAACGAAGCAGAAGTTGTCGAAGAGACAGAGAAAGTCAAGTTGGCAGGCAAATATGAAACGCCTGAAGAACTTGAGAAGGCTTACAAGGAACTGGAATCTAAATTAGGAGAGCAAGGGCAAAAATCCGAACTCGTTAATAAGTTAGAAAAACAGACTGGTATGAACTCTCAGGAAATCTCAGACTTCATAGAACGCCAAGAGCAAGAAAAGATGGCTCAGCAAATTCAGGATAATCCTGGAGCTGCTGCTTACCAAGAAGTTCAAACTCTTAAACAGCAACTAGCCTTAAACAATGAAGAAAAGGAATTGGATTCATTCTTAAAGGAAAATCCTGAGTATGCTCCCCAAAGGGATAAGATCCTAAAACTAGGATTAAATCTTGAAAGGGATAAATCTTATGCAGATATTGCAAAAGAATACTTTGGAGAAACTAGAGCACAAGGTCAACAAGACGCTTACAAAAAGATTGACCAAAAACAAAAGACTCAGGCTACTGGAGTATTAAGCACACCTGCAAAGAAATTTACAGAAGATGATATGGCTAATATGACTGCTGCCGAAATGGAAGCAATATTGCCTAAAGCTGATATTTCAAACCGAGTCTAACAATTAAAATGACAAATTTTAATCCTCAAGGAACACCTGCAATCTCAACAGGAGGTTTAGCTAGTTCAATGCAAATCTTCTATGATAAGGTATTTCTTGAAAGACTACAGAATACTAGAAAGTATGACTTTCTAACTATTCCTAAATCTATCCCTAAAAACTCTGGAGAAGTAGTTTACTTCACACGTTATAACCAAATGACTGCTAACACTACAGCTTTGACTGATGGTGCAAGCCCAACTGGTATTAACACAAGTTCTTCACGTATTATCGCAACTGCTAAACCTTATGGTGCATTTGAGAGAATAGGAACTTTGTATGAAATGACAACTATGGATTCAGGTTTGAAGGAACACTCTGAACTTATGGGACAGAATGCTGGAGACTCCATGGATATAATCCTTGGAACTGAATTAAACGCATCTGCTACTACTCAATGTGGTGGTGCTACATTCGCTGCTCAAGCTACAGCTCTTGCTGCTTCTGATAATCTATCAGTATCTAGCATACGAAAAGCTGTTTCTACCCTTAAGAAGAACAAAGCTCCTAAATTTGACAATGGTAACTATCGTGCTGTTGTTAATGTAGATGGTGCTTATGGACTACAAGGAGATACTGCTGCTGGTAACTGGATCAACATTGGTACTTACAATAGTAAGGAAAATGCTGATATGCTTAAGAAAGGTGTTATCGGAAGTTTGTATGGAGTAGACATTGTTGAAACCAATCAAGCATTTAGTGCTTCTGGTGTAGATACTGCTGCTGCTGTTTCTGGACGTTCTAACTTCATTGCTGGTAAAGGTGCTGTTGCAGAAGTTGCTGTTGGTTCTAAAGATGCTCGAATCATCTACAAGAAACCTAGCTCTTATGACACAGGAAATCCTTTGGATACTTTCTCAACAATTGGTTGGAAAGTTGATGCTTACGCTGCTAAAGTATTGAATGCCGATTGGGTAATCAATATGCAAGCTTATGGTGTAGGTTAATTCAAGTAGAATTATTTGGAAGGCAAGCTCGAAAAGCCTTCTAAATCGAGCAAATAATTATTAACTCTACGAACTCTTATCAGTTCGTTGAAAATTAAACAAATGAAACCATTTTTAGAAAGATGTATTGTGAAGGTAGACAAAATCTACCCACCGAAAGAAGACGGAAAAGTATTAGTAGATGACAGTGGAAACGCAGTCTATGAACCAGAACAAGTAGCTAAGGTTATGAGTTCTAACATTGAAGGGATTAAGAAAGGCGACAAGGTAGTACCACTTCTAAGAGGTGGAGTACCAATCACAAGCGAGGAGACTAAGAAGTATCTAGTAGTCGTATTGGACGCTGAGGAAATCTACGCAATTTGCTAGTGATATGTTATAATTAAGGTATGAATGAAGAACACAAAAAGAAAATAAGCAAAGCATTAAAAGGTAGGAAGCTATCGCCTGAGCATATTCTAAAATTAAGTTTATCAAAGAAAGGTAGAAAAGCTTGGAACAAAGGATTAAAGACTGGTATTTCTTTTTGGAAGGGTAAGAAAAGAGGCAAGTGTTCAGAAGAAACGAAGGAAAAGATGAGCTTATCTCATAAAGGAATAAATACTTGGACAAAAGGAAAAACCTATACTATAGAAGAAAGGAAACAAAGGAGTAGAAAACTAAAAGGTAAGAATAATCATAACTGGCAAGGTGGAAAAACAAAAGAAAGCTTTAATATCAGACATAGTCTTGAATATCGGTTATGGAGAACTTCAGTTTTTGAAAGAGATGAATATAAATGTCAGATTTGTGAACAAGTTGGTGGAAGATTGGAAGCTCATCATATTAAGAGTTTTGCTCATTATCCAAAATTAAGATTTGATTTAAACAATGGCGTAACTTTATGTAAGGAATGCCACAAATTAACTGACAATTATGGTAATAAAAAAACTTAAAGAAGAAATATATGCTATTAAATAGATTCAAAAAACTAGCTAAGAAGTTTGGATATAAAGTTACTCCAGTTTCTTGTTGGATAAATGGAACTATCAGCAGACGACCAGATATTTTATCTGTAAACGACCACGGACACCACTTAGTTACTATACCCACTAAGATGTATGCCTTACCAAATCTAGGGCATAGAGATCTAATCAACAATGTTCACCCAGATTACTATGAATGTGAAAGACAACTTTATTTCAAGAAGTTTAAAGCCTAAAGTGTTAGGTATCACTACTGCTTGACTTTCCTAGTATAATAATATATAATTAGGTAGTAATAAACTAATTTAATTATATGAAAAAAGGAAAATCATTGTTTGAAGGAAGGAAACATTCTATTAAAACAAGACTGAAAATATCTAAAGCTAACCAAAGTATTAAGCTACCAAAAAATGGAATTATAGAAATATCATATTGGGGTAATTGTGGATTAGCAATATGCTCAAAATGTGGTAAGAAAAGAAATCTAAGCTATGATACAGCTTTTAAGATATATTCAGGAAAGAATAAAAATGTATGTAATTCGTGTTCAAAAACTGGTAAAAAATATTCTGATGAAGTAAATAAGAGAAAAGGAAGAAAGAAAGAAAAGAATAACAAATGGAAAGGAGGAGTATCAACTGAAAATAATATAATCAGAGGTTCTGCTAAAATGAAGAAGTGGAGGAAAGCTGTGTTTGATAGAGATAACTACACTTGTAAAAAATGTGGAAAAGATAGGACTTATCTAAATTCTCATCATATAAAAAGCTTTGCTCATTATCCTAAATTAAGATTTAATTTAAACAATGGAATAACTCTATGCGAACAATGTCACAAAAATATACACAAAAAAATAGAGTCTCAGTCCTCGGTATAACAACTGATACAATTATAAAGGATGGAAAGATAGTCCTTGATAAAGGTAAGAGACAGTGTGGTGCTATTGGTTGGTATCGTGTTATGAGTCCTCTAGGGGAATTAGGATACGAAACTCAAGTAGGAATGAAACTAAAGGCTAAAGCTGAAGATGCTATCGCTCTTAAAAAGAGAGGAGACATTTGGTTCAGTAAGATGTCAGACAATGAAGGAATAGACAACATCTATGCAGCTCACAAAGAGTTCTCCGGAGCGAAGTTTGTTCTAGACCTAGATGATGACCCAGACCACGTTAATTACGATCACCCAGACCTAAAGGCATTAGATGATAGAAAAGAAATGAGACTTAGAATGGTAAAGATGGCTGACCACGTAGTATGCTCAACAGAACAGATAAAAGAATCTATCAAACACATAAACCCTTATGCGACTGTTATACCAAACGCAATGAACCCTAAGATATGGGATTTCAAGAACAACATAAAAGGAAAGAAGATTAAGATAGGATGGATTAGTTCAGGCTCACATTTTGCAGACGTTCCAGTTATTCAACCAGTAATGGACATAATCCTAAAGAAATACCCTAATGTAGAATTTCACTTCGCAGGTATGACTTGGGATGAAGTAAAGGAGAATGGATATTATCACCACGTAGGAGTAAGAGCTTATAAAGACTTCCCTAAATGGTATGCTAACCAAGGATATGATATAGCTATTGCACCACTAAAAGACACACAGTTTAATCGCTGTAAGTCTAATATTAAGTGGATGGAAGCAGCTATGTTGGAAATACCTTGTGTAGCAAGTGATGTTACCCCTTATAAGTGCATAAAACACGGAACAGATGGCTTCCTAGCCTCGACTACTGACCAATGGGTTAAGTACCTATCGTTACTAATAGAAGACAAGCAGAGACGAATAGAGGTAGGTAAAAATGCAAAAGAATCAGTACTAAGAGATTGGCACATTGATAAGTTTCTACCTGAATACATTAAGCTATTTGATAAGTTATCAGACACTAAAAGTATCGCAGTAGTAACAGCTATCACAGCTAACAAAGATAAACTGATAGAACAACCTCAATATCAAGGAGTTGAATACCTAGCATTTACTAAACAGAAGTCAGAGACTTGGAAGACAGAGAAACCTTGTGAGATATTCAAGAAAGGAGTAATGAACGCAAAGATACATAAGATACTAACCCACAAATACACAGATGCTGAATATATAGTTTGGATAGACGGAAACCTAACACTAAAGGCAGACCCACACGAATTGGTTAAGGTTATGAAAGAAAAAGACTTTGCTTTCTTTAAACATCCTTATAGGACTTGTTTATATCAAGAAGCAGAAGCTTGTGTAGAATACGGAAAAGTAGACCCACGAGTAGTAGCTGAACAAGTAAAGGAGTATGCTAAAGAAGGATTCCCAGAAGGAGAAGGGCTAAGTGAAATGACTTGCTTTGTTAGAAGAAACAATGAAAAGACTAATAAGTTATTTGAACAATGGTGGGCTGATATATGTAGATACTCACACAGAGATCAAGTAAGTTTTCCTAAAATATTTAAAGACGAGAAGTGGAATGTAATACCTGGAAGTGTAGCTTTCTTAGAAGGAGAGAAGCACTTTGTAGGTAACGACTACTTCGATTATAAAAAACATAAGAAACTCTAATGAAAATACACATAATTAATTACGAAATGAACTATGGTATAGATTCAATCCTATCAAAGTATGCACGAATGTTAGAAAGAGAACTTATAGACTTAGGACACGTTGTATCTGTATCAGGTAAAGCAGAAAAGGCTGACATTAACCATCATATCAATTTCAACTCTTACAAACCTAGTGGTGGAAAAGACTCGATGATGATAGCTCACATATCAGGAGACAAGAAACAAACTAAGGCAGTAAAGATAAAACAGATTAAGAAAGGACTAAAGACTGCTCACGGAATAGCTATGAATCCTGGAATAATGAAAGACTTAATAAAAGAAGGATGCGACCCAAAGAAACTAGACTATGTAATGCACGCACACGATGAACACATAAGAAGACCAAAGATTGTAGCAGTTGTTTCTAAGAACTATGAAGACGACAGAAAGAATCCTGAAATGTTTACTGAATTAGTTAAAAGTTTAAAGGATAAGAAAAGTGTTATCTTTAGGATAATGGGAGCAGGTTGGTTCAAAGTATTAAAGAAACTAGAAAAGGTTATACAAGTTCAATATACAGACCAATTCTCAATGGACTTATACCAACAGATACTCAACACCTCAGATTACTTACTATATACAGGAGACGAAGATTCACTAGCACAGAGCCAAGTAGACGCTAAGAACGCTGGACTAAGGATAATCTCAAGACCTAACCCAGACTTAGAAATAGAACTACCATTTAATAACCAAAAGGAGTTGAATAAGATATTCGCAGACTTTGAGAAGAACGAGGTAAAGGACTGGACTTGGGAAAACTATACTCTTAAACATTTAAAAATATGGAAAGAAAATTGTGTTTAGAATGTGAGAAAGATGAAAACCTAGTATATATTGTAAGAGATAACGAAAACTACTACACCTTACTTTGTGAGAAGTGTGCCAAAAAATATGAAAACAGCACTAATAACAGGAATAAATGGACAAGACGGAAGCTATCTGGCTGAACTCTTATTAGAGAAAGGATATGAAGTCCACGGATTAGTTAGGAGAGCTAGTACATTTAATAGAGAGAAAATAGAAGGACTAGATATTAAACTCCACTACGGAGATATGACTGATCCATACTCACTACTCTGGGCGTTAAAGGAAAGCAAGCCTGATGAAGTTTACAATCTAGCTGCTCAATCACACGTTCAAGTTAGTTGGGAAACACCTTGGTATACAGCACAGACGACTGGCATTGGAGTTCTGAACCTCTTAGAGGCAATCAGGGTACTCGGAATAAGTCCAAAGATTTACCAAGCCTCAACAAGCGAATTGTTTGATGGACTAAGTAAGGAGACATACACAGAAGAATCAAGAATGAATCCAGTAAGTCCTTATGGAACAGCAAAACTCTATGCCTACCAGATATGCAAGAATTACCGAGAAGCTTACGGAATGTTTATCTGCAATGGAATTTTATTTAATCACGAAAGCAAGAGAAGAGGAGACAACTTCGTAACTAAGAAGATTATAAACGAAGCACCAACAGGAAAGGTAGCACTAGGGAATGTAGACGCTTCAAGAGATTGGGGATATGCACCTGAATACGTAGAAGGAATGTGGAGGATGCTCCAACAAGAAAAACCTGACGACTACATTCTAGCCACAGGACAAACCAACACAGTTAAGGAGTTCGTTGGATGGGTAGAGGAAGTTACTGGGAAACCAATTAAGATAATTCATCAAGATGATTACAATAGACCAACAGACGTGCCAATACTAAAGGGCAACCCCGCTAAGGCTAAAGAGAAGCTAGGATGGGTAGCAAAAACAAGAGGAAAAGATTTAGTTAATAAAATGATAAAATAATATGAAATGTAGACTCTGCAAAAGTGATAATTTATATAAGTTTCTGGACTTAGGTTATCATCCTCATTCGGACCAATTTAGAAAGACAAACGACGAACCAGAAACAAGGTATCCATTAGTTCTAATGATGTGTCCCGATTGTGGACTAGCTCAACTATCTTACAATGTTGAGAAAGAAGTAATGTATACAGAAGATTATTTATATGAAGCCTCAATAACAGATACAGCAGGAGAACATTGGGGAGAACTAGCAGATGATGTGATAAGAGTATCAGGGATTAAATCAGGAAAAGCGATTGATATTGGAGGAAACGATGGAACACTATCACTTAAATTTAAAGAAAGAGGATTTGAAGTTTTAAATATAGACCCCTGTAAAGAAGTAGGAGAAATCTCAGGAGATAGAGGAGTACCTACAATAGTAGATTTCTTTTCAAGCGAATTAGTAGAGAAGTCAGATAGAATTAAAAAAGCTGACATCATTACTGGAACGAATGTGTTTGCTCACGTACACGATCACGATGACTTTGTGAAAGGTCTAAAGAAGATAATGAAGACAAAGAGCGTATTTGTATTTGAATCTCCTTATTTTGGAGAATTTCTAAAAGGATTAGAATACGATACTGTGTATCACCAACACCTACTCTACTTATCGCTGAAACCAGTAATGAAGTTCCTAGAGAAGTATGACCTAGAAGTATTTAATGTATCGTTTAGTGAATTACACGGAGGAGCTTTCAGATGTTATATCGCAAACAAAGGAGTTCATACAGTTATGCCAGTAGTTAAAGATATGGCTGATAAAGAAGACTGGTCAAAGAAAGAACTACTAGCTTGGGGAGAGATGGCAAAGCAACACGCAGAAAATCTATTTGATATGTGTCATTGGATTCACCAACAAGGAAAGACAATATGCTGTGTAAGTAGCCCAGCTAAAGGAATGACTCTGCTGAATTACACAGGAATAGGAAAGTTTATAGATTTCATAACAGAGAAAAGTAAATTAAAAATTGGAAGATATACCCCAGGAACAAAAATAAAGATAGTTGGAGATGATGAGCTAATCAAAAGACAACCTGATTATGCTTTAATCCTAGCTTGGAATTTTAAAGACGAGATAATTAAAAATAACTCTGAGTATAAAGGCACTTGGATAGTACCTTTACCAGAAGTAAAACTCTATGAAGTTAGAAACACACAAGGACAAAAGGGGAACGATAAAGGACTTAATGGTTGGGGAGGATTTCTCGATAACTCATATAACGTTTAAGAAGGGAGCAGTTAGAGGAAATCACTATCATAAGAAGACAGACCAACAGGATATTATACTTAAAGGAAAGCTAATGTGTTATCAGGGTGGATATAGGAATGAAGTAGTTAAAGGACAATGGATAAATATAGTTAGCGGAACTCCACACGCTTACAAAGCCCTAGAAGATAGTGAAATGGTATCAATATGTATAGGTAAAAGAATAGGAAAAAATTATGCTAAAGACACTTATAAGTGCGAACTCATCAGTTAATAAGTTTGAAAAAGCTTGGGCTAAACATAACTCTTATGATTATGGTATATGTTGTAATAGTGGCACTAATTCTTTGTTTCTTGCCCTTAAAGCCTGTGGAATAGGAAAGGGAGACGAAGTTATTGTTCCTGAATTTACAATGATAGCAACAGCTTGGGCTGTAAGTTATACAGGAGCAACACCTATATTCGTAGACTGCAAAGACGATTTGAATATAGATTTAGACAAAATAAAGATTACAAAGAAGACAAAAGCAATAATCCCAGTTCATATATACGGAAGACAATGCGATATGACTGAAATAGTGGATAGATTCAAACACAAACTCTATATAATTGAAGATATGGCAGAAGCTCACGGAATATCGCCAACAGGAGACATAGCTTGCTATTCTTTCTACGCCAACAAGATTATAGAGACCGAAGAAGGTGGAATGTGCCTTACAAACGACAAAAGAGTCGCAGATGAGATTAGATTACTGGCAAATATGTATTTTGACGAAGAAAGAACTCTAATCCACCCCAAAATGGGATATAATTTCAGAATGACCAATATGCAGGCTGAAAAAGGACTAGAACAAGTAAAGAAATTTAAAAAGATAATAAAAGATAGGCGAAGAATAGAAAAATGGTGGGATAAATACTTACCAGAAGAAGTTAAGATGCCAAAAAGAGATACAGTATGGATGTATGATATAGATTGTGGTGATAAGCAGGAGGAAATAAAAAAGATACCGATGACTAGATATTTCTTCAAGCCGATGAGTATGCAACCAATGTATAAAGGAAAGTATAAAAAGTTAAATGCTTTCAAGTGGTCAAAGCGAGGACTCTACTTACCACTCAAAGATCTAACAGAAAAGGAAGTAATTAAAATAAGTAAAAAGATATGTCGGATTCTTTCAGAGAACCAGTTGTAGAAGCTCCAGTAGCCACTGAGACGCCACAGGAAGCCCCACAAGCAGTTGCACTACCAGAAGGGGATAAACTGCAGGGTAATGAAAGTCCTGCCACAGACGAGCTTACAGCAGACGAAAAGAATATTGAAGTTTGGGAAGGATTACACCGAACAAAGTTTATTGAGAGTCATTTTAAGATAAAAGAGTTCGCAGGAGAGTTTCCATTAAAGATGCAAGTCTCTCATATAGATAAATATATAAAAAGTCAAATAGCAGAAAAACAGTATGAAAATAACATTGAAAACTACGAAAAAGTTCTACAAGAAATTGAAGAAGAAGCTGGCTCGGAAAGGCTCGAAACTTTTACAAGACTTAAAAGAATATCTGAGTATATTAAAGTCTTAAACAAATTTAACGCCTTAAAAGAAAAAAAGGCATCATTTAAAACTCTACTTGACGGATAGATTGTTTTATTCTGGGAGTGTTTGTAGAGTTCGCTTCCAGAATTAAGTAATTTATAAAAACTATGGCATTCGTAAAACAAACCCTAGCAGATTTAAAACAAAGTTTAGCTGACAGACATAACTCCGGGACTCTACCAACTAAAGCAACAACTCTATCACTATGGACAAGACTTTTAAATAAAGGTCAAAACTATTGTGCAAGGAAAACTAACATACAAGCAACCACCTCGCTTACAACAGTAAATGGAACAATAGCTCTACCAGAGAACTTTAAAAGCATATTTAGAGTGTTTTTAGACGATACAGAGATGGTTCAAGTAGGACAAGACGACCTAGACCAACAAAATGGATATGTTTATTGGATAAGTGGAGACCATTTTAATGGATTCTACTTAAATACAGATTCAGACCAAGAATACGATATTCAATACTACTACTATCCTTCACCTATGTCTTTAGACACTGACGAATGTTTTGTAACTGACCCAGAAGCACCAGTCGCTTATGCTTATGCAATGCTTCGTAGGAGTGAATCAGACCCATTTGAAGACGCTGAACGTTCTCTACAAGAAGTAGACTCAAGAATAGTAGAAATGAATAGCGATAAAATGAAGAATGACGATAATTTAGATTTTTTAATGGTTCAAGGATCATAATAATATGGCAACAAAAGGAATTAAAACTTTTCACCAAGACGACCTAGGAAAAGGTATAAACTTATTTACAAGAGACACAATGATAGCCGACAACGAATGTATGGATGGTTGGAATGTTTGGGCTGTTGGTAAAAACTCTATTGCAAAAAGACCTGGTGTAGTTCTCTTTGGAGAAGTAGCAGGAGATAAACCTATTGACGGACTGGGAACTTATTATAGTGGCTCAACTCGTAAGCTTTTAGCAATGAGTAATGGTTCTTTGACAGATATGTCTACTGGAACTTCTGTCGCTTTATCGGCTGTTCCTGCTTCTAGTAATGTTTTCTCAACAGCACAGAGAGCAGATTTCTCTCAAGCTGGTGGTAAGACTTTCGTAGGAAATGGAGTAGAAAACATTAGATACTTTGACGGAACTACAATGAGAGAGGAAACTGGTTCTATTAAAGCTAGATACCTTATCTTCTATAAGTCTTGTTTATGGGCTACTGGAAACACAACTTCAGGAAATGAAACTAAACTTTATAGAAGTGGAGACGGAGCAACAGGAACTCCACCAGACGCAATAGGAAACTTTACTTATCACGCTACAACTAATCCGTTAGCAACTTCTAAATATGTATCACAATCAGACGGACAAACTTTGAATGGATTTTTTAAACATCAAGATTATTTATATCCTGTTAAGGAAAGGTCTTTATGGAGAGCCACAGTAGGCTCAGACGCAGCTCAAGCAATCTCATTAGAATTAGTAGACCCTTCTAGGGGAACAGACTCTCATCATTCTATTGACACAGTAGAAAACGATAACTTTATGTTCAATGAGGTTGGAGTATTCGCTACTGGATATGAGCCAAACATCTTAGACCAGATTAGAACTAATATAGTTTCTCTAAGAGTAGACCCAAAACTAAAAGCAATTCAAAAAGACAGACTAGATGATGTAGAAGGAATTTTCTTTGAAAATCATTATTATCTTTCTTATACTTCAGCAGGCGGAACTTACAATGATACTTTCCTAGTATACGACAGACAACGATTAGGTTGGTGGGAATTTCAAGTAGCTGGAGGAACTGGAACTTACATAGGAGCTAATTGTTTCTGTGAATGGAAAAACCCTGCTGGAGAAACAAAACTTTATTTCGGCTCACCAGTTGATGGAAAGATTTATTACTTTGATGAAAATATAAAACAAGACCCAGGATATAATATAACTACTAGCTTTGTTTCTAAGAAATATGGAATAGAAAAAAACCTTTCACAAGTTAAATTCTTCTTAGACGCAGAACTATACTTTGGTAAAACTGCTGGAGACGTAAATATTAAGATTAAGATAGACGGAGAATTAACAGAAACACTAAGAGTTCAAATAGGAAACACTGGACTAGCTGGTATTGGTGGAAGTGCAATAGGAACTTACTCTATCGGTGTAGAAGGTGGTTCACTTAATGTAGCTGATAGTGGGGGAGGGGACTGGGTAAAGATACCTATCAATAAACAAGGAAGAAACATTGAAATAGAAATAACTGATACTAATTCTACAAAGAGTTGGGAGCTAAATGCGATAGTGGCTCACTATAAACCTTTGAACGAATTATATCAGCCATCCGTGAAGACATAAGCAATTAAAACGTAATAAATAATTTTATAATATGAGCATAAAACATCAAAACAACTTTGCAACAACTCTAGCAACTGCAATATCTGCTACTGACACGTCAGCTAACTTAACTGACTTTCCAACAGTAGACGCACCATTTTACTTAGCACTAGACGCTGCTAATGACAATGGAAACTACGAAGTAATTAAAGTCTTAACAGCTGCAACACCTGCAATTACTTTTGCTGCTTGTGATAACGATCACACAGTCGCAGAAGAAGTCCGAATGGTATTTCCAGCTGAAGAAATTAACCCTGCTTTAACAACAGACGCAGACGCAGCTACAATAACATTAGATTTATCTACTTCACTTCATCAAACAACTATAACAGATGACAGAACTCTAGCTTTAGAAAATGAAACAGTAGGACAAGCATTTACAATTAGAATTACTCAAGATGGAACTGGAAGTAGGTTAATAACTTTCTTTACGACTATTAAGTGGGCAGACGGAGTAACTCCTACATTAACAACAACTGCTTCTAAGACTGATGTATTCGGATTTATCTGCACAAGTGCTGGAAACTACGATGGATTTATAATTGGACAAAACTTATAATATGGAATTAGCAAAAACAAGTTTATATGCTAAAAGAGAGTCTAACGAGCTTCACACTCTACCTCTTTTTAGTGATGCAAACTTACAAGGATATTGGAGATTAGAAGATGCGACTGATAGTTCAGATAACAGTTATGACTTAACAGGAACAGCACCA